ATTACTACTTGACCAGTAGGTCCTACTACTGCTAAACGTCCAATGGCACCTATAAAATTAGATCGAATGAATGTGGTTGTATTTTCTTGAGTGAAGTTGGTTACTGCAACCGTTGACACCACTGGACCACTTTGTGGTGCAATTGTCCGTGTGCCCGATATTCTTGTTCCCGCCATTGTTGTATTCCTTTAGGGTATTTATTTGTTTCAGTGTATTTGTATTTGGATTGAAGTTAGCAGTGGTGTTGTTTTATGGGGCCATCCTGGATGACTTTGAAACCTCAACACAATACCAAACAAAGGATCCGCAACTGTATTGGCCAAGTTACCAACATTCCATGTGTCGTTATTATCCCCGTAAAATTTCACAGGATCTAATATTAAATTTGCTCGATTCTCGCCTATTAGTTGGTCATTTAAACACAATTGAACAGTTTCGTCTGTTATTCTGCCGCCTCTATTCATTTCTAGTCTAACACCAATCCCAGATACCGTTGATGGCATGTTTTCAAAATTGAACCCAGATGCTCTAACAAAATATGTTTTCATTGTGATGTCATTTCGAGGCTGGCGTGCAATATGCAACAATGGAGACATGGTTGGTGTAGATTGTCCACTGGATTTTATTAGATCTAAAAACCCATCAGTGTTGTTCCATTCAATGTGAGAGGCATCTTCGGCATATTGAATTACAGTCGACGGTGGGGTCCAGATAGTGCTCATACTATATTTACCAATACTATATTCAACAAAAAAGGACTCCGAAGAGTCCTTTCGTTGTTGCTAAAATAAATTTTAGACAGAAGCAATAGATACTTTACCAGTAACTGCGCCGGTGATGTTCCACCCTGCGGATCCGTTTGTAGCAAACAAATATGCTGTACTCATTGTACGCTGTGTTAGAATACAACGACGAGCAGTCAATTTAGTAACCCAGTATGTACTGCCATTTGCATCTGTGGCAATTAGGTTCATCTGACCTGCTGCTGGAGTGTCACTTGCAACTAGACGACACTGACCAATACCGTCTGTGTTTTTAACTAGGTAACGATGACTTGCTTCTTGTTTGACAATGTCAGATGCTTTAATACCAGAACCACCGTCTTTTGCAAGTAGGTAAGCATTAACACTAATTGCATTTTGTGTTACGGCTGTTAGGCTTGTAATAAATGTAGCACCAGTACCGTAATCATTAAATGTTAGATTAGATGCATTAGTCCAGTTATCATTGTTAGCAACAGAAGATGTAATAACCGTTCCGTTAATTGCTGTAACTTTACCAGCACTACCAGTTGCGGCACCAGCAATAATCATACCAAGAGCAATACCAGTTACGCTAGCAACTGTAAATGTATTAGTTGCTGTTAGACCACTGTTGCCAGTTGCGGCAGCGGTTACTGACGAAGCAGTTGTAATTGTAACAGTAGCAGTACCTGTATAACCGCGGCCTGCACCTGTTAATGTAACTGCTGTAACACCAAAGCGGTTTGCACCGTCAGTTGTAAGTGTTGGCGTACCAGTAGCAGTGACGCCAGTTGGCAAACTAGGTGCGCTGAATACAGCAACAGCACCTTGAGAGTAACCGGTGCCAGTATTAGTAACTGTAATAGAAGAACTTACGCCTTCTCCACCAATACCAGAACCTGTACCTACGTTACCATATTGTTGGTTATTTAAGTTACCAAAAAACTTCTTTTTAATCGGACGTCCCATTTTGTTTCTCCTTAATGTAATGACGTTCTAGGTCTACGCGGAGGGTACCGCATAAGTTTCTAGAATAGTATTTAACAAAAAACCCGCCGAAGCGGGTTTTTGTTTTGCTTTACAGCCAAGTAACGGATTACTTGTAGCTTGTGTTTGCAGAGTTGATGCTAACTTTACCTAGGTAGTCAGCAGCATTACCCAAACTAGAAGCTGTGTTTGTCAACTCAACGTAACCGTAACGAGTCAAGAAACCAACGACTGGTTCGAATGTAGCTGGATCTAGAACAACACCAGAACTCATCAAAGGAATGTATGGGCAATAGAATGCCGCTGCATCAGCTTCGCTTGTTCCTTTGTAACCAATAAGAACTTGGTTATCTTGGATTGTCTGTGAACCGCTATCTGGCATGTATGCGTCAACATAGATACGCATTGCGCCGTTTAGTGTACCAACAAACTTTGTGTTTGTAGGTGCTTCGAATGTACCTTCTGTTGTACGAGCAAATGCGCTGGTAGTAGCAGATTGTAGAATTGTCAAAGCCTGGTTAGAAACAACAGCCCAGTTACCAGCGCCACGACGTGTACGCTGAGCAATTAAGTTAGCAACACGGTTGATCTGGATAGCTAGAGCGGCGTGCTCGTCACCAACAAAAGTTGCAGTACCGCTAACCAAAGATTGGTCATAAGTTTCTTCAACTGTACCTAAAGCACGTAGGCTTGCTAGGATTTCTTGGTCAATTTCAGCAGTAATTTCTTGTGCTAGAGCAGCCATGATTTCTGCTTCGATGTCAATACCTTGTTGGGCTTGTGCATCTTGAGCAGCTTCAAAAGTCCAACGAGCGGATAGCTTACGGCTCTTCGCTTCGACTGGGCTCTTCAAGATTTGAATGCTCATACGCTTACCTGGTTGACCTTCTAGAGTAGAAGTAGCAGCCGCACGTGGTGTGGTGCTGTTGTCGTTACCAGAATACGCCTGGGCAATCTTGAACGGGCTTAGTGCCTCTTCACCTGCTACAACTTCGTTGCTGCTATCAGCATAACGAACACGTAGAGTGTGAATCTGACCAACTGGGCCAGTCATTGGCTGAACACCAATGATTTCGTTCGCAATAACTGTCGGCATAACACGACGGATTACTGGAAGAATAACACGGTTTAGGGTAGCGATGTTACCCGCACTTGTTGCACCTGCTGTGGCACTTTCACCCAAGTACTTGCGTGTGTTCTCTAGGCAAACTGCCATAGATGACTTGCGTGTACCGGACAGGCCTTCAAGCAGAGCTTCTTTGGTCTCTGACCATCTTTCATTTAATAATTGTGACATTTATGTCTCCTTGAAATTATTTTGTAAGACCCGCTAACTTGCGGATGTCTACAATATTGTCTAAGCCTACCTGGGGCTTGCTTTCACGATTTCCTGTTATAGTTGCACCTTCGCTCAACATTGCTTTTTTAGGAGCAATAGTTTTGCGCTGTCCTTCCATAACTGCTGGTAGGTACTTGTCGAAAGCCTCATTCAGTTTCACGGTCTTCACAGACTCTAGAAGTTCTTTCATGATCTCTCTCTTACTAGCATCTAACGGTGCTAGCAACTCGCTCATAACAGCCTTGCGTTCCATCAAATCTTTAGTAACACGAATTTCGCGTTGTGTAGATTCTACTAGATTGTTTTTCTCTGCTACGGTTTGTTTTGCTTCTGCTAATTCTTGTTCTTTCTTAGAAATAATCTTTAACAATTTACTTGTTTCAGATTTTTCGTTTAGATAAGAGCCAGCAAATTCTTGTGCAAATGCTTCATAAATTTTACGACCAAAATCGTTGTTACGGGCACTGTCAATATCTTCTTTCAATTGCTTGATTTCAGTTGTTAACTTATTTGTGACTGTACTTTCAACTACCTTGGAGGCGTGCTTGATAAAGTTTTGCTTGATATCTTCAAACTTGTGTTTTGCTTCACGAACCAACTTGACTTTTGTTTCAGCCAGGTCGCGTTTGTCAACTGCAAATTCATTGATTTCTTTTGATAGAGCGTGAACTACAAATTGCTCTAACTTACCAAAGTTCTCAGAAACTTTCTTACGGTCTCCTTGGAACTCGGCTAATTCTCTGCCTAATTGGTTAATAACAAACCCTTCTAGCTTTTTAGCATCTTCACTAATACGTTGTTGGTATTGTGCTTTTGCTTCAGCTAGTGCTAGTTTGTCATTGTGCAATTCGGACATTTCTACGGCCAATCTGTCGCTTAACATCTTGTCGATTGCTTCAACCATAACACTCTTGTCGTGTGTATATCTTTGAGCAAACTCTTCTCGAAGTTCTGCGGTGATTTGGTCGCGATTCTCTTGAATCTTGGCTGCAAGGGCAGTTTCTACCACATTACGGGTTTCTTCTGTCATTACGCCTGACTCAACTAATTGTTTGAATGCGTCCAACATTTATTTCTCCTCGGGCTTATTTTAGACCTTTAATAACATTAAGGAGTGCTTCCTTAAGGTATTTCTGGGCCTTTGGATCTTCTTTAACTTCTTGTGCTACTGTAAATGCTCTCATGCCACCACGTGTGTTCATGATATGTTCATAAACAGGAGTAGGATAAGCGCCAGGAGCACTCGGCTGTGCAACTACATCCACAGTAATAATCTCAAAATCTGATACATGGCCGTTACCGTCGTTTACGTTGCCGCTACCACGAGAACTAACACCAAGTTTTACACCGCTTTCGAGCATTGTGCGTACTAAGTTACCCATTGGCGTAGGCAAAATTTTCATCTTGCCATATCCATTAGGACCCTCCATCCACATCTGAGTAATCATATGGGATACACGGTCCAAATTTACTTTTAAATCATCGGGATGATCTACTTCACCAAGAACGCTGTACCCGTTTTGAATTTGATCGTTTAGTGTTTTAACCGCACGTTCAATCTCATCTACAGGGTAGACACGTTGATTAGCGTTACGGATTCCACCTTGAATAGCAATGCCTTTTAAATAAAGGCTTTTGCCATCCTTGTCGTCAGACTCAAGCATTACTTGAGCCTGATCAAAACTTAGGGTTTCGCGTAGATAGGAAATCTGCTTCATCCAGGTTCTCTAATTATTTGCTTTGTGGCAAGAACTGACGCTTGGTTGCTGGGTCAATACTTGTTTGACCTGCTTTGTCGCCGGATCCAGAACCCACTGGGCCTGGGCCTGCGCCACGCTTCTCAGCACCGTGACCGTTAGCAACTTTGCTCAATGTTTTAACACCAGACTTTTTACCGTCAACGTTGTTTAAACCACTGGCAAACTTTTCACCGGACTCAGGGTTAATACCCTTCATGTGCTTGGCTGGGCTTGTGCCTGTGTTTGTTCCAGCTGCTGTTTTTTGGTCGCCAAGAATGTTGTGTGCGGATGCACCTGTTGTTGGCTTACCTTTTCCAGAACTGATTGGGCTCTTGGTGTTTGTACCAGAAGGCATTTTTTCACCAGTGTTTGCACCAGCGATACCACCTTCAGCAGCACCTTTCTTGTCAGCGCCGTGTCCTGCAGAAACAGTTTCACGATATTCACGTGTCATACGACGGCTTTCAAATGCTGGCTTACCCATCATGTCATCTCCGCCCATGTCGTCCATGTCGCTTTCTTCGTCGTCAAATTCGTCGCCAGCGTCCATGTCTCCGCCTTTTGCTTGCTCTAGTTCAGCAAATGCTGCTTCTAATTCTGCAATAGCGTTCTTGATATCAAAAATTGCACTTTCTTCTGAGCCGCCTTCGCTGCCCATGTCAGAGTCGTCAGTAGCGCCGATATCTGCACCGAAATTGTCAGTGGCATCGCCACCCATTTCGTCATCTTCGTCATCGCCGTCCATCATGTATGAATCTTCAAGATCCATACTTTCGTCAGCTTCTTCGTCAGCAGACTCGTCCATTTCTTCATCATCGGATTCGGCGGACTCGTCCATTTCTTCATCATCAGCGGACTCATCCATTTCTTCGTCGTCGGCGGCTTCATCCATTTCTTCATCGTCTTCTTCGGCGATAAGATTTTCATAAATTTCTCTAGATTTTTCTACAACGATTTCGTGGAAAAGTTCATTGGCTTTATCCATTTCTTCGTTTACTAGCAGATCTAATAGTTGTTCAAACTTGGTAGACATTAATATTTCTCCTTAATTGGTAGCGGCAAGGCTGTGTTGTTATTTACAGTCGCAAGATAATATCGGTACGAAATAGGCCTAAAACAAACCGTTTTAGACAAAGTGACGCAGAGTTGCCTCTGGATTTGATGTTTTTTGTTAAAAATATTTAGTGTTTAGCAAAAAAAAATTAACTGGCATGTTTATTATGCTGCGGCAGCATCAGGTGGCGGTGCTGCATACATTTTTCTAACCAACCCAAGTTCTTCACGTTTTTCTCTGTCGTGTGCTTCGGCGGCTTTGCGTATATTGTTAATCATGCCCAACGTCAATCGAGTCTTTCTAGTGTCTCTGCTTTTGAGAATACTGGTATCATTGTTACTGACATACCGGTTGTCCTCTTGCGGATCCTTGTGATCTCGATCAAAGTAAATGAATTCTTTTAATATCATAGTTGTATTTATGTATTATGCTGGAGGAGGAGGTGGTGCGCTTTCGCTGCCAGCAGGTGCTTCTGCACCTTCTGCTGCGTCAGGTGGCGGAGGTATAGTGGCAGATCCTAATGCACTCACATCGCCGGCAATGTTGTTTGCAGTGATTCCTTCGCCGCGTAGTTCGCTGCTGGCACTCAAATATTGATCTTCGTCGATGTTTTCTTCTTTCCATAGACGCTCGTTTTCTGCAATTTCTTCTTTCTTTAATCCTAGGAATCGTTCTAATGCAAAACGTTTACTGATCATTGGAACAGCAATCATGGTGTTGAATGTGTTGACTCGAGCAGTGTCCATTTCGGATTGTCGATATGCAGCAAAGTTCTGCGGAGGATTGAATTTAATTTCAAACACATTGCTGTCTACATTGATGCCTTGCGTGTGTAGATACAATTTAAATTCAGTATCAAACGGATCATTTAATAAACTTTGTAGTCGTTCGCAGTATTTGTTAAATCTAAGTTCTTGTATGTAGGCTGTTCCAACACGACCATCATTGAAATTAGATCCTCCGTCGTCGGAACCAGTAGGTAGATAACTGCTAGGTATGCGTAAAGCACGAAACAATTTATTAGTAAAATACTTAAGATCATCAATTTCTCCTAGATTTTGTCCACCTTGCAAGATTTCAACTTTGCTTCCGCGACCTTCTGCCGTCTGTGGGAAGAAGTAGTCTTCATTAATACTCAATGGATTGTAACTTGAGTCGACTACACTCTGACTTCCGCCGGTTACGCTTGGAATTCTACGTTGGTTAACTTCATTTTTAACACGCTCAACAAAACTCATGGCCAAGTGACTTGGCATGTTGCCTACGTCAATATAAAACACTCTGCGCTCTGGAGCACGTTGTATACGATAGATCAAGATAGCATCTTCGAGTAATTCTTTTTGTTTGAATACTTTGAAAATACTTTCCATCAGGCTGTTGCCAAACGGGAAGTTGTTGTCCAGTCCTTCACTCATTGAGATGTGAATCACGTGACGTGCATCAATTGCATATTGATTTTGATTTTCAGTGAAGCGACTACCGTTGGTATTTGTAGGGAACGATCCAACCATGCCTCTTGATCCGCCTGCACCACCTTGTCCAGTACCATAACTGCCACCAAATTGGCTACCGCCACCGTGTTGATTACTGGGCTGTATAGCAGTTGTTGCCAGTGTTTCTAAGTTGGGATTGAAGTCACGAATCATGTATTGTTCAGGCTTCTTGCCTTCTGATTCGTTTACAATAATCTTGTCTACCTTGGCAGGATCAATATACATCCATGCTTGTGTTTCTGGATCTCTAACAAAGAAAGTGTCGCCATATTTGAAAGCATTGCGAACAATTTTGAACATGCGAATTTTGAATTTGTTCAGTTTGGTCCACTGTTGCAGGTATTTTTTAATGATTTTTATTTCTGTACCTGTGGCCTGTTCTTTGAAGAATACCTGGAACGGAGTTCCATTTTCTTCATTGGCCTGTGTACAAAATTCTGCCAAAATGTCCAAAGCAGCATTTACTTCACTGTCAGTGTCCATTGTATCATATTGACCATAACGTTCTAATCTGTTGGGATGTCCTGCATAAACATCCGGCAAATAACTAGAATAATTGGTACGACTAGGATTACTGCCCATCCCTCCGTTGCTGTTGCCACTTACAGGGCCCAGTTTACCAGTAGTATCGACAGTAGTAAAATATTTTTTCCAAGACATATATTTTCTTTTAGGCAAATAAATTGCCGTTTAATCCTTTAGTAGCATCAATATTTCTCTTGGTATTGTCGGCAGTGTCCTTCATATACTTGAGAATTTCTTTCATTGTAGTATTTAAGGCCGCTAACTCTAATTGAGATTTTTCTCCTGATGATCCTTGTCCTGTAATGGCCACAGTTGCTGCTTTGATCATTTGTGCCCCAGTGTTTGCAATTTGTTCTGCTGCACTTGGTCCTTTTAACACATCTTTTAATTTTTCGGCTTTACCAATATCTACACTGTTGACTGCTTTACCAAATGCCACTATACCTTGTGCATAGCTGTTAATCGCTGGCCCTAATGCTGTCAATTGTGGCAATATTGGACTCAGTGCTGTAACAGATTGTTGGATCTGTGCAATTGGTCCACCGCCTGAAAAGAAATTCAATATTTTTGAACCAATTGCTCCAAGTCCTCCAATTACACTGCCCGCAGTAAATGCTACCATGGCTATGCCAAGTGCGCCAATACCAGCGGCTACAGCAAGCAAATTAACTCCGTCTATGTTTGCAATTTCTGTCAAACCTTTGGCAAACACCGGCAAACTCAATCCAACCAATGCAATAGCGGCAGCAACTCCTGCACCCAGCAGTGTAATAACTCCTGCAACTGCACCGGCACCTATCAACATAGGAACTGCAATAGGTGCTAAACTGGCAAGTCCACGACCTAGTGATTTAACAAATCCAACAAAGCCTCCGCCACCCCCGCCTGCTGCTCCTGCGGCACCCAACGGACCCATTGGTGGTGCTCCCATTGGCGGAGCTGCTCCTGCGGCACCCAACGGACCCATTGGTGGTGCTCCCATTGGCGGAGCCGCTCCACCACCACCGCCACCTCCGGGCAATATACCTCTTGCACGTTCAAGAAATCCCGAAGCAATAGATCCTGCCGGGCTCTTTAATGTTTCCATTGCAGTGGACATTTTTTTTGCTGCAATAAATGCAATCAATGCCACAATTGCACCTTTGACTACAGTACCAAATGTGCCCATACCTTCAAATAGACTATTAAATTTGCCAATTACAAATGCTATACCAGAAGCTAACTTTCCTATGCCTTGTACTAGATACGAGGCTGCGGTCAACAACGGACTAAAAATATTATACAGTTGAGCACCTAAGTCTTTGAGACCTCGCATGCCTTCAGACATGGCATTGGCTTCAGATTCCTCTCTTGCTTGTCGCTTGTCTTCAAGGTCCTGTCTTTGTTTGTCAACATCGGCCATGGTCTCAATACCTTGTTGAGCATTTCTGTTTGCAGTTCCAAATATTGCGCCAATGGTACTGCTGAACGATCCACCTTGCATGATCAGCGCATTACCAGTTTGTCCAAGATCTTGTTTGGTTTGATTTGCAGCCAGGCCCAATTCTCCACCTGCTCGTTTGATATCTCCAATACCTTTACTAGCATCTCCTACAGCGTCTGCCATCTTTCTGTTGGCCGCAGCCATTTTTGGTGCCACTGCTTCAAACTCTTGTGCAGCTTTGGTAATAGGTGGCAATCCTAGCAAACGACTTTGCAATGCTTCTGTTGCACCTTTACCACCTTTGGCCATTGCTTCTGCCATGGCCATGTTGGCTTTGGCTTTGCCTTTTTCGTCCAGGGTCAACAAATAACTTTGATATGCTTGGTTGGCGCTGGCTTCTTTCAGTGCCTGTTCTTGTTGCTCTCTGCTCTTGCCAGTTATTTGTGCAAGGTCATCCAACTCATTTAGATATTCTCCGGCAGCAGCTGACAGTGCCTTGGTATCCTTCATTTCTTGTGCGTTTCTGCCGCCAGTCATTGAAATATAACTTGCCAGGCCACTGTTGACTTCTTCAGTGGTATAACCCATGGCCATCAGTTTGGCGCCTATGTCACTCTGTATTAATTCTTTGCCAACCCTGCTAAATGCCTTTGCACCTTCGTCGGCTGTGCCGCCCATTTTGGCAAAAGATTCGCTGTTCTCCTTCATGATCTTGGAAAATTCAGCCACTGTAAGGTAGCTGTCGGCCGCTGCCATTCGCATCTGTGTTAGACTTCCGCTGAAGTTTACCCCTGATGCAGACAGTTTCTGATACATGGCAAAATTTTCTTCTTGCATGGCTACCAGTTTGGCCATGCCTGCTATCAAAATACCTGCTGTTCCGGAAAACTGTTTGCCCACATCAGCAATCAATGTGCTGGACTGTTGGGTACCAGCCATCAATCCCAATATTGTATTGTTGAGCAATCCAAATCTATCAAGAGTAGTTTGCGCTGCGGTGCGCATACTTTCTTCAAAGTTGTTGGCTTCCTTTGTTAGATCTCGTTGTGATTGAGTTGTTTGGTCAACTGCTTCATTTGCAGCTTTGATAGTATCTGGATTTAAACCTGCTGCACCAGCAACACTGGAAATTTTAGCGGCAGAGCCACCCTGGGCCTGGAAGGCTTCTAATAATTTTAAGAGTGTGGTTTCGCTGGCTGCATTGTTTAATACAACATTTTCTGAGCCAATCTGCCCTGTTACTTGTTCTGCCATTGTTTTTCCACGGTTCTGTATGTATATAAATACACTTGATATGATACTTGAATCATCTTATTATTATTTATTCGGAGACAACACCCATGAGTTCTAACACCAATCCATTAAGCATGTTTATGCGCCAACCAAAAATCTACATTAGGTTGCCCAGTAATGGTGAATTTTGGCCCGAAGGTAGTTTGGAAATATCTGAAACTGGAGAATTTCCAGTGTACAGCATGACTGCAAAAGACGAACTTATGTTGAAGATTCCAGATGCACTTATGAATGGTCAGGCAATTGTTGATGTTATTCAGCATTGTGTTCCCAATATTAAAAATGCATGGCACACACCTACAATAGACCTTGATATTCTTTTGATTGCCATTAGATTGGCCACTTATGGAGAAATGATGACTACTCCTATCAAGTTCAAAGATGATCTTGAATTAGAATATCAGATGGACCTTAGAGTTGTTATGGATCGCTTGATGACACAGATTGTCTGGGATCCTGTTGTGCCTATTAATGAGAATTTAACAGTGTTTATTAGACCGCTTAACTACAAACAACTCAGCAGTGCAGCGTTGCAGACATTTGAAACTCAAAAAATAATGCAAGTGGTCAATGACGACAGCACCTCTGAAGATACAAAAGTTAAACTATTCAAAGAAAGTTTTAAAAAGTTAAGCGATTCAACCATGGCTACCATAGCCGACAGCATTGCCAAAATTGAAAGTATTGGCGGTAGTACAGACGACCCTGCACACATTAGAGAATTTGTAGACAATGCTGACAAAGAAATTTTCAAAAAAATTCAATCTCGTATTGAAGAACTGCGAGATATCAACACAATTAAGCCTATGAGTGTACAAGTCACCGACGAAATGAGAGCGCAAGGCATTGAAGGTGATGTCATAAACGTTCCTATTACATTTGATCCATCAACTTTTTTCGTCTAAGGCTTTTGAAATTGGACATTGAAGGTATCAACAAGGTAATTGTTGAATACGAACAAGATTCAAAAGCCTTAAAAGATGAACTTTTTAGAATTTGTTGGTACTTGCGCGGAACGCCTATCTCCGAAGCGTACATGCTTTCTTATGAAGATAGGGTTATAATTGGAAAAATTATTGAAAGAAATCTAGAAACCACAAAAGAAAGTGGTCTTCCATTCTTTTAAATAATCATTCCTAGGAACTTGCTTTTGAATTCTGCAAGTTTCTTTTTCTTCTTTTTCTTGCTTTCGTGAATTCCTTTTGCCGCGCCGGCC